GCAATATGATTCGGGATGAAGGCGAACTCATCAAGAAAGATGATATTATAGGAGCCGCCACGGACAGCAGATGCAGACGTAGATGCGGCGAGAATTTTCGATCCATTTTCAAGTTCTACACTGCCCTTGTTCCACACAATGATACCTTGCTGCATCCACTTCGGCAAGTTTTCGTAAGCAAGTTGTAATCTTGATAATAGATCTCTAGCAGTAGACGCTTTGTTTGCCAGGATCGCAATGTTTACGTTATCGTTAAAAATTGCATAATGCAACAAATAAGACACACACGTTGTTGACTTACCAGTCTGACGTGGCATCTTACAAATATTAAATCTATGCTTGTGGAAATTGCGAATTAGATTCTCTTGAAACGGATACATTTTAAAAGGAAACAAGTCCTTCATCAAGAGAAACAATCTGAATATAATTTCTAGCAAAATATACAGGATCGTCTTTACACTTGATAAATTCCTGAATCTGATCAGGTGTAAATTCAATTTTTGTATGAGCCTTTTTTAAATTAGGATTACCAAGATAGATATCATCCATTCACTTTATTTCTATGAAATGCTTCAGGTTCTGTATTATGTATCCAAGTTTTTAACTGAGACACATATGAACGAAGCACTTCAGCCTGATCTAAGTGAAATGTATCTTGTGTTTCAAAGTATAATTTATTGTGGAGATCTACACCATCTAGACACTTCTTTATGATAGGGTTCCACGGTTCCCTAAAAGAAGTATTCCATTCTCGTGGCATATACTTATTTTTTCTTACCCCCGTTCTTAGCTTTCTTCGCAGTTGCGTTGCCTTGATTCTGCTTCGATTGTCCTTTCTTGTTTTTGTTCGCAGACTTGGACATCTTCTTGCATCTCCTTGAGAGCCATAATCAATATATATGCAACACAGTATAATGTAAACGCTAATCCGCAACAAAGAAGTATAATAACTCCCCAAACAACTTCAATGTCTGTGGACATAGTATATACCTAAAATCGGAACAACGATAAGAAGATAACACAAAAATCCTAGAGACCAGGGATTATTTAAAACAGCGTATGCGAAGTGTCCCATTAGTGTGCTGTGCCATTTCCTTTATAGTCATCACTATCATAATAACCTCCCTTTCGAGATCCGAAGTATAGGGTTGTCAGTACAAAAGGCACTGCAATGATAAGCAGAGCCCGTCCAAGTAATTGTTCCATTAGTCTCCAGAGTTCAGTTCGTTCAGGTAGTCTATCCACCACTGAGGATCTTTTTGCATTTTCCACTGTGGAACTTCTAATCCTTTTTCTGAATAATATTCGAGAAGAGCATCATTGATAATCTGTGCTATCTCCATATTCCTCATCCTCTTCATCAACATCTGCATATGCATTTGCCACATAGGGTCCATGTGGTTTTTTGGATTCGGCTCGGACATAAGATCTCTCAGATTCTATACCTAAAAACCATACCGATAGTTTCATTACTATGTAGATAATCCCGAGCGGGGCAAAACAAAGAAGCAACCTATATGTCATCATCATCCTCCCAGTATCCGTCGAATGGTTCTTCCAAAAGTTCTCTATGCTTTAAAAATCTCATGGCTTGGCGTAGAAGTTCTTCATCTCTCTCTGTAAAGATTATATCTTCCTCGTTCATTTGTCCTTTAAGAGTTTCTTCGATCCTACGTCTGGTTTCTTCTGATTTCTGTTTGTCACGATCACAATGTCTATAACCACGATGACCTTTTAAAATCATCGTGCCTTGATAGAACATGGTGCCAGCAAAACACCAGAAGTAAAACAATACCAATTAATTCAGGGTAATGTTTAGCCATGGGAACATAGGGGGAATAACACCAATAAGTCTTAGAAGTCCCTCAGCAAATAAAGCAAGAACCACCCAACCGACGCACATACTAATGATACTAGCATTACGGTTGTGTCGTCGTATTGCTGCATCGATCATCTCCTGAACTTCTTCCTTAGTCACTGGGGTAGTCATTTTCCAGTTCCGTTAAACGTTTCTCCCATGTTACACCACCATCTTGGCCTTTGCATGGGTTTATGCAGGTTTCATCACCAAGTTTATTGCAAACCAACCCAGCAAGATCTAACTCATTTCCTTTCTTGCCAGTTCCGGCCCAGTAATGCTCACCATTAATCCAAATTGCACCGCACTTAGGGCATTCCTTCCTATCTATTTTTAGGTCGGACAGCTCTCTGTCACTCATCGTTAAACTCCTTGAGGAACTTTTCAAAGTTGGTCGTATCCTTAATTAGTTGCCTCTTGAGTTTCCAACCCATCCAACGCATCTGAACCTTAACGAAGGCATAACGAAGTTGCAAATCGGCATAAGCAAAAAGACGCATTGTTTCTTCATATCCCGCATATGCTACGAGAATGAGAAAGAATACGAATACAAAGTAGGCACCGTACATAAGCGAGTATCAACCTGATACTATTATACGGCTATTTAGAAAAAATAGTGTAACTTTATGTTACAATGTTTTGAAAAAAGTATGAAGTTATGCTAAATAAAAGGTTTTCTTAATATTTTAATTAAGTTTTAATTATCTCTGTATTTAGTTTTGGAATCGGTAGTTTTTCAAAGGCCTTATTAACTTGATTCTCTTACAACCTTACCTACTAATCTCTTCCCAGTCCATTGCAGCAAAAACATCAGCACCTGAAGTATCTGACGCAATTACTAATGTTAATTCATAAGGAGTTCCAGTTAATCCATTTCGTTCTAACTGGAACTTAAAGAGTGCTTCTTTGAGAATATCTATTGATGCTTGTGATTGATTATTTGATGAGAAAAATCCAGATGCTAATATTCTTCCACCACTCACAGTTCCACCATCAATCTTATATTCAACTGCACTATCAACCCCAGCACTTACCCAAGTTCCACCTGATGTAGTTGCGGATGCTCTCACCTGCCAATTATATAATGGCCCATTTCCCGTTCCCATAATTGATAATGCAGTCAAAATAACAATTGCATCTAATCTATCTGGAGAAGATTTGAGACGAATGGAAATGACTGGATAAAAAGTTCCTGCTGGTGAAGGTAAATCTACTGGTGCCGTAATCGGTGTTGAAACTGCTTGCTGTAATCCACGAAGTTCATAACCACCTTCTGAAATAACCGTAGAACAAACTTGTTTGAGTGTGCTTATACTTGTTGTAATTCCAGTATTTGCAATCTCATATCTCAAAGGCAATGATGCTGTTGTAATATATGTTGATTGAATTATATTTGCGTGGTGGAATGAATGGCAGTGAATAAACTTGCCATCAATCACAAAACCAATTCTAACCGTACCAAGTCCTAACCACTCAATATCCATCCAAAGGATTTGTGCTTTGGTAATATCTAAAGTAATTCCAGAAATACCAGTTCCATCTAACTTATCAATATTCCAATCTGTTTGTGCTACTCTTGTTTCTGTTCCAGTTGATAAACTTCTTTCTACGAAATATGCAGTAGTTCCATCAATCTCAAAATACATTCCATTATCGGCACCAAAATATCCAATTCTTTGCCTTAGATTTGCTTTTGGTGTCGCAGGAACAAAAGTATTCAATACCAGTAATGACTTTCCTGGTTGATATGAGAATACTTTTGTAGTTTCTCTAATTGCAGAACACCCAGCAGTTGTTCCAATACCTATGTTGACTAGACCTTGTGTGGTTACGAATCCAACTGTAGAACCTGTACCTACTAACAAACTATCCCAAAGATTATTATCTCTATATCTGTGAGATGAATCAAAAAGTGTAAGAGGTTGCGATGTTCTTGTTCTTCCAAAAGCATCTGGATTTACACTAACAGGAAATCTGTTAATGTTATCTACTATTCTTCCGTCCCTTGTAGCAACACCATTAACCTCAAAAAGAGTTCTTTCTTGGTTTAGAAAGTCCTGTGTGTTCTTATTCCACTGAGCCATAATGTCAGATCCAATCTAATTTTGTTGGGTGATATCTTTTTGTATTTTTAATGTTTACAGTTTTTTCTTGGATTGGATAAATGTTATGAACAATAGAACCAGGATATTCTCCTTGGAGTTGTTCGGTTAACTCTTTATTTGATGGAATACTTTCGGAAGTAAGTTCCATTCTATACAATTGACCGTTCCAAGTAACGTCAGCAATATAACTCTCGCCAACTTCTTGAGGTTCTTGTTGAGAACCTCCAATATACATGTTACCGTTAAAGTCACCTTGAATGGTAACGCTCTCGGATAAAAATTGCTTAAAAGATTTTGACATGTCAGTTACAATTCCAACGACGAAGGGCCTTGTTAATTCTGGAATCGGGATCTCTTGCAGTTTCTGCAGATGTAAGACGCTTTTTCATCCCTTTCATTCTTCTACAAAAGTTCTTACGTCTATCTGCTCTTTTTCCTGTTGGATTTTTTTCTGTCACTGCAGTCTGAAGTTTGGAACCTGGGTTCTCACGGCGATAAGCATTAACTGCTGCCTGACTTAAACCATCAGTTTTATCTTGACGATTAACTTTCTGCCAATCTTCTTTTACATCATTAAATTTTTTGTGATGCTTTTTCGCATCTGCTTCCATCTTTTTCAAACGAGTATAATAATCTGGAATCTCATCTAAATGCTGAAAGTGCAATTTCTCTGGCCAACTCACGATTTTTTGTATGTTCG